ATTATTGAGGATAGTCCAATATCAACAGTAAACGCACAACTAGGGTTACTAGCCAGTAGGGATGGTAGAAACTGGTTAGCTGGGGTCAACCCCCTCCCTCCCGTTTCACCCAAAACAGTTGTTAAAGAAGACCCTAGCGGACAAATTGCTGGTAAAAAAGTGCTTTTTGGCGCGACACCAATGTACCCTCAACTTGCCAGCGCATTTACTAGCCCAGAATGGGGTGGTAAAATACCATCAGAGTCAGAGGCCTTACTAGAATCCGCAGAGCCTTTATTAACAGGTAGACCCCCATCTACAGGGGTAAAACAAGATGACGTTTTTGATTCTAGTAGATTATTTTCAAGAGATATTTTTAATACAAGACCCGGATATTTTCACGCTCTTAACGATCCAAGTGAATCTATGGGAACAAGAATAGCAGCAGGGGCTATGCCTTTTGCTAGTGCAGCTACCCCCTTTGGTGGTTTATTGGGATTAGTAGGCGGTGGGTTACACGCAATGGGCGCTTATAATCCACTTAATCCGCAAACTACAGATTCAAATATTGAGTACGACCCAAATCGAGGAAAAATTAGTTATTCAACGACAAGTCCCGGAGGCTATGGATTACAATACGGCGATCTTAGCAATATGAACACACTGGCTGATATGGCAAGAAATAATCCAAATGCTATGGTGCGTATGGCAGGTCTGCCAGAAGGCCAAAATTATGCGTATGCTGGCGAGTTGGCAAATTATTTACAAAATCAAAGAGAATTTGCACCTTTTGACGATTATATACAGATGCCTATAACTGATTTAGCTGGCGCACCTACATATCAATATGAAACTTTTGCAGATGGTGTAACAAACCAAGAGGCTTTAAGTAATTACGCAGCTAATAATGCTGGTCCAATATTAAATCAAGCAGCAGAACTACTTGGTCCTGATGCTGGGTATAATGAAACTAGAGACCTTGCAGATAGCATCGCACAAGGTATGCAAAGTGAAATAGATAATCAATACGGCGGTGGTGGTTTTGATATAGGGGGTGGTATAACAGATGGGTTTGGTGAAACCTATGATCCCGGAGAAGACTTTGCCGCTGCTTATGGTGATTGGCTATAACCCAACTATGGGGAGTTCAGCAAGAAGAAGTAGATGATATTTGGCATGAAATAGAGCCTATGATACAAAGGGTAGTTGATAAGGGTTCTGATAAAACTGCCATAGAAGTATATGAAGGATTAAAGGAAAGACGTTACCAGCTTTGGATTGCATGGGATGAAGAAATTAGGGCGTGTTGTATTACTGAAACCTTATTTATAGAACCAAAGGGATTGTTATGTTCAATTCTTATGTGTGCTGGCAATAATATAAAAAGATGGATTAACCATATTGAAACGATAGAAGAATGGGCAAAGGATAAAGGGTGTTTCGCCATTGAGTTAGTAGGTAGAAATGGTTGGAAAAAATATTTAGATTATAAAGTAATTAAACAAGACGGAAATGAGATAATTTACAGGAAGCAATTATGAGAAGTTCAAAACCACAGCAAACAGGAACTCAAGTCGTAACCCAGACCAATGATCCGTGGAGTGGTCAACAGCCATTTCTTGAGGAAGGTTTCGCAAGGGCTAGAAGCGATGTTTTAGATAAACCAGAACAGTTTTTCCCCGGAAGCACAGTTGTCCCATTTGATCCAGCTACAAGCCAAGCCCTGTCTTCTATAGAGAGCAGAGCAGTTAGTGGAAGCCCATTAACAACAATGGCGCAAGATACTGTATTAGGGGCAGCTAGAGGCGACCTACTAAGGGACAATCCGTTTTTAAATCAAAACAATCCTTACCTAGCTAGTGCGATTGATAGCGCAACCAGTGGTTTAAGACGCAATTATGAATCTGTAGTTGAACCCGGAATTGATGCTCGTTTTAGCGGTGCTGGTCGTTATGGTAGCGGATTACAAGCACAAGCACAAAGTATGGCACAACAGAACCTTGCAGATCAAATAAGCGATGTAAGTTCACAGATGGCCTTTGGTGATTACGGGGCGCAACGTGGTGTATATGACGCTGAGAGAAACAGACAGATGCAAGCTGCTAGTCAGTTGCCTCAACTAGCCTCATTAGATTACGTTGACCCAGCACAGCTATTAAGCGTAGGACAAGCCCGTGAAGGACAGGCTGGAGCGCAACTACAGGAAGATATTGATAGATTTAATTTAGAACAGACAGCAGAAAAGAAAGCACTGGCAGATTATATGTCCTTAGTAGCTGGTGGGCAATTTGGTGGAACTTCGTCAACATCAACGCCAATATTCCAAGATAAGACTGCTGGCACAATAGGCAATATAGCCTCACTCGCTGGAATTGCTGGCTCTTTAGGTGGCATGGGTGGTCCCTTTGGACAATTTGGCGCATTCCCTAACGTATTTGGAAGGGGTTAAATAATGAATGATAAATTATTCCAAAATTATTTTTCTCAAATAGCTAATCCAGAATATCGCCAAGCCCAACAACAGCAAAATTTGTTTTCTAACTTACTTCAATATGGGGCGCAAATGAGGGCTGCTGGCGCACCTACTACAAACGTAGGTCAACCAGCATTGTTGGCATCACAAGCATTAGGCACTCTTGGGCAAAACATGAATAAAGGGAACCAAAACTATCAAAATCAATTAATGAACGCTATTAAGTTAAAATCGTTAATGAGGCAAAGCGAACTAGCTCAAGCGGAAGCAAAAAGAAAAACTGAACTGTTCCCGTTACGAAAGAAAAAACTAGAAATGGATAGCGCACCAAAGCCAATGTTTGGCTCTGGGCAACGTGGTAAAGCATTAGAAATTTGGACACTAGCGCAACGTAATCCAGAATTAAAAAACGATCCTTCTTTTGCTGCTGCTGTTGGAGTTTTAAGCTCAACGACACGAGTCCCAACGCCACAAGGGGTCATTGAATATCCACCTATGATGAGTCCAGATGGTATAATGTATGGCACTGGTAAACCTGTTGGAACTGGGAAGCCTGACACTGTAACTTCTACTATCCCCCGTCCTCAGCCAAAAATTATCAGTCAAACAGCGGAGCAAAAACTTGATTTAAGTCCAGCTCAAAAACAAATAGATTTAGATTTCGGCAAACAATACAGTAAGCAAATAGTCGGTGGGCTGCAGGCTGATTTTGACGCAAATGTTGAAAAGTTAGAATCGGTATTAAGCAAACTTCAAACAAGTGACTCTTTTACTGGTCCATATATCGGTTCAATTCCTCAAAACATTAAAGAAATTACCCATCCAAAAGCAGCAGACGCTCAGGAACTTGTCGAGGGAGTGGTACAAAGACAGCTTAGAATAGTTTTGGGCGCACAATTTACGGAGAAAGAAGGCGAAAGATTAATTAAACGTGCATACAATCCAAGGCTAGACGAAGCTGAAAATATAAAACGATTGACTCGGTTAATTAACTCCATGAAAAAAGCCCGTAAAGCTCAACTAGCTGCAAGCAAGTATTTCCAAGAAAACAACGGAACTTTAAAAGGGTACGATGGAACTAAAATTTTCACCTTGGATTCTATTGCTCGTGATTCTGGTTTAGATTTTGGGGAGCCACCTTCTAGTGTTTCAAAAGATCAATGGGAGGCAATGACAGCAGATGAACGAAAGGCTTTTTCCAAAGGAAAATAATAAATGAATAAAGAACAAAAACAAATATTAGAAAACGTCAATAAACGATTGGCTAAAAATAAAACAGATGTTTCTCAATCAGAAGATCGTTCAATTATGGATGATGTTCGTGGTGGTATTGGGAAAATAGCGTCTGGTGCTACGTTCGGTTATATAGACGAAATGAGAGCCTTAGTAAGGACTGAGTTAGATGACGCTTTAATGGGAATGGGGTTAAAACCTTTATATGGAAATAAAAGTTATGAACAAAATTTAGCTGAAGGCCGAAAAATGCTAGACGATTTTGGCGAGGCCAACCCCAAAACTGCACTTGGGCTTGAATTAGGTGGTGGCGCATTAACTGGCGGTGCGAGTGCTGCTAAAGTTTTAGGAACAAAACTTATACAAAATGCTCCTAAACTAACTCAATATTTAGCGTCTGGTGGTGTGGGTGCTGGTCAAGGTTTTGTAGCTGGAAGTGGTTACGCAAAAGAAGGAGAAAGATTAAAAGGGGGTGGTATTGGCGCAGCTATTGGAGGTCCATTAGGGGTTGCAATCCCAGCAGCAGTTGGCGGTGTGCAACGAATGATTGCGCCTAAATCGAATGTTAGTAATGCTGCAAATATGTTAATAAAAGAAGGTGTTTCTCTAACTCCCGGTCAAAGATTAGGAGGAACTGTCCAAATGATTGAAGATGCTGCTACATCTTTTTTGCCTCCAATAAGAGGAGCGCAAGCAAGAGGCATCGAAGATTTTAATAGAGTGGTTATTAATAAAGCATTGGCTCCAATAGGGGAAAAATTATCTGATAAAGTACCTGTAGGGCGTGAGGCTGTAGCTGAAATGCTAGAAAAAGCATCCAACGCTTATAAAAAACTTTTGCCTAATTTACGATTTAACATGGACACGCAATTTAGGAGCCAATTAAATGAAGTTATAGATAACGCTCAATTTTTATCAGATGCGACTTTAAAAAAGTTTAACAAAATTGTAGAAAAAAATCTTGTGAGTAAACTTGACAATAAAATGGGTATGTCGGGGGAATCGTTTAAAACCGCAGAATCAACTCTTGGTAAATTAGCAACTACACTTTCCAAATCTACTGACGAAGATGCTGTCCAATTAACTGGAGCAGTAAAACAACTACAAACATTAATGAGGGAAAGTTTAGAACGAACCAACCCATCACAAGCTGCTCAACTTAAAAATGCTAACAAAACTTACCGCATGATTTCTATTGTTGAAGATGCTTCTGCAAAAGCACCCGGAAAATTTAATGGGGTATTTAACCCATCTCAATTTGACAGAGCGGTTAAAGGCGCAAAAACAATGGGCAAACCAAAAAGGCAATATGTAAAAGGGCAAGCAACGATGCAAGAATTGTCTGACCCAGCGGTTCAAAGGCTGTCGCCAACAATTCCAGAATCTGGAACGGCTCCACGCACTTTAACAGCCTTGCTTGCAGGTGGTGGAGTGAGTGCTATTGACCCAACTTTTGGCGCAATTACTGGTTTAGTTGCTGGAGCATACACCCGTCCGGGGCAACAAATATTGAATGCGCTTGTAAACCGCCCACTATCTGCGCCTAGATATGGGAAAAGTATTGACATTTTAAAAGCTCCGGGAATTGGTGCTGGGGCTACATATGGAGGCCGAAATTAAATGGCAGAGATTACTGATTTAAACATTACGGACGCATCAAATACCGCTAGATTTCCAGAGAACCAAACTCCGGGATCAGTGAATGATGGGGCAAGGGCATTAGAGGGCATGATAGCCAGAGGTTTAAAGGATGCACTTGAGGGTAATAAAGACTCAACTGGAAGTTCAAATACCTACGCTGTGGCAGCCAATCGCACAATAGCTGCTTATTATGATGGATTAAGAATTGGATTTCACGCCAATCATGCGAACACTGGTGCTGCGACTTTGAACGTGGATGCCGTGGCAGCGAAGGCAATCAAAAAGAATCGGGATGTTGCTTTAGGAAGCGGTGATATAGAACAACATCAATATGTCGAAGTAGTTTTTTCAGCTTCAGATGATGCGTGGCAGTTACAATCGCCTGTAGCTAGTACGCCAACAGACCCAGTCGCAATGGCGATTGCTTTAGGATAGGAGAAAAAAATGGCGAATACTTTTAAGGTTTGTTCCATTGCGGATGTTGCGGTTGACTCAGGGACGTTTTCTACCCTGTATACTGTTGCTGGATCTACGACTACTGTGGTGCTGGGACTTAACATCTGTAATAAAATTAATGCTGAAAGAGACGTTACAGTTAAGCTAACTTCTGACACATCTGGCAGAACTGGTGCTAATGACGCTGCCAATGAAAACGTGACTCTTTTAAATGAGGTGTCCATCCCAGCCGATACATCTTTAGAGGTTTTTGCAGGGCAGAAAATTGTTTTAGAGGCTACGGACGTTCTTACAATAGGAGCTAGCGCAGGGAGTTCGTTGGATGCAACTCTTTCGATAATGGAGATTACATAATGCCGTATATAGGAACAGAACCAGCACCACAGGCATTAGCTACAGGTGACTTGGGTGACGATATTGTTACCCTAGCGAAGATGGCTGGTGGGACAGACGGGCAAATCATTACTTATGATGCGTCTGGAAATCCAACGGCTGTTGGACCGGGAACAGACGGCCAAGTATTAACCAGTACTGGGGCTGGCTCTCCTCCAGCATTCGAGGCTGCTGCAAGTCCAGCATTATCATTCGTTTCAACTCAGGTTGCATCTAGCTCTGCTAGCATTGAGTTTACTGGAATAGATAATACTTCTGATATGTGGATGGTTGTGTTGCAAGGAGTCAATGCTGCAACAGACAATCAAATTATGTCAATGCGAACCAGCAACGACACATCTTCGCATAGCTATGACTCTGGAGCGTCTGATTATAACTGGTCTATGACTGGGTTATATTTTGGCGATGATTATTCAAAATATGATACTGCTGATGCACAAATAGCAATGGGGGCAGACCCTAACATGATTGGGAACGATGCTGATATAGGGCTGTCTGGTCGTGTCTATATTCATAAGCCAGCAGACACTGCGCTAGATACAGGTATAACTTATAATTGTTATCAACAAAATGGCTCAAATCACTTTCAAAATATTATTGGCGGTGGGTATAGGGTCGCAAATGAAGCGGTAACTGCTATCCAGTTTCGGTTTCTATCTGGAAACATAGATTCTGGAAGATTTTCGATGTACAAGCTGGCACATAGTTAGGAGAATATAATGCCATATTTAGGATCAACGCCAGCCAGAGGATTGGTTGGGACAGCAAATATAGATGACGATGCAGTAACACTCGCAAAGATTGCCAGTGGGACTGACGGGGAACTAATTACATGGGATGCCAGTGGAAACCCTGCTGCTGTAGGTGCAGGCTCATCGGGGCAATTCTTAAAATCTCAGGGGGCAGGCTCTGTGCCTGTATTCGCTGCCGCATCAAGTTCTTTTGAATTTGTTTCTTCAACAACAGCCAGCAGTAGTGCATCTGTAGCCCTTACTGGAATAGATAATACTGCGGATACATGGATGGTTCTAGCAGAAGGGGTAAATCCAGCGACAGATGGCAAACAACCTTGGATAAGAACCAGTAATGATACCTCTAGTCATAGTTACGATTCTGGAGCTTCAGATTATGCTTGGTCTTTTATTAGTGCTTATGGTTCGTCTACGACTGTTTACCAGAAATTTGACATAGCAGATTCAGAAATACAAATGGGGCAAGACCCTCTCTATCCCGGAAATGATGCTACATCTGCTTGGTCTGCAAAAGTATTTATTCACAATCCTGCTGACACCACGTACCACACAATTATAACTTATGATATAACTCAACAGGCAACAGACCAATCGTCTCAAAGAGTTATCGGTTCTGGACAAAGAAAAGCAGCCGAAGCAGTTACAGCAATTCAGTTTCTAATGGAAAGCGGAAATATAGACAGTGGTAAATTTTCGCTATTTAAAATTAAACACGCCTAATAGGAGAAGAAAATGGCAAATTACAAAAAGATGGTCGATGGGGTTGAGGTAGAACTCACTGATGACGAACAAAAAGCAAGAGAAGCAGAAGAGAAGGCTTGGGCTGACGCTGCTCCAAAGAGAGCATTTGAAGGACTAAGGGCAGAGCGAGATGGGAAGTTGGCTGAAACTGATTTCTATGCTCTAAGTGATGTGACTCTTTCGGATGAGATGAAAAAGTATCGTCAGGATTTACGGGACTTACCTTCTAAGTATGACGACTCAACTGTTGTTAAGACAATTACTTGGCCTTCAAAGCCATGACCTGTATTCACTGCGAACACCCATGTCATTGTGAAACTAAGTGCGAAGACTGTTCATGCAATGATTGTAACTGCCGAGACGCAGAGGATTAAATGTGGTTTTGGCAGAAACATTATTCGGATTGCAGTTGGTCAATCAAAGTTGCAAGGCAATTAAACTTGCTTTAAAAAGCACCGAAGATATTTCAGATATTGGTGGGTTAGTAGAAAATTTATTTAGAGGCCAAGAGCAATTAAAGAAAAAGTCTCACCCAATAGCCTCAAGGTGGGGGCAGTTTATTAAAGGGTCTACTTCAGATAAATTTCTCCAGATGGCTATTACCGAGACTATTGAAGAAAAAGAGGCTCAAAAAAACATAGACCGAATTTCATATCTGTTAAACAGAAAATTTGGTCAAGATACTTGGGCAGAAATTTTACTTGCCCATGAGGAAAAAAAGAAACGATACGAAGAAGCATTGGATCGAAAAAAACGTATATCAGCTAGGAGAATAAAAAAAGCTGGCGAGATTTTAGGAGCAATAATTTCTATAGGCGCAGCAGTTGGGGCGTTATGGGTCTTTATCATGTATACGAGAAAATAATGGACGTTGATCTAAAAATGTTGCTCCAGATTGGGAGTGTCCTTGTTGCAATTGTTGGAGCTATGGCCGTTGCCCGGCAACAACTTAAATCTTTAAGCGAAGACTTTGAGATGTTCCGAGATGCGGTTAATAAAAAAACAGGTGATCTTTCAAACTCTTTAGATAAAACAGAAAATTCTGGCATAGCGTTTCAAGCAGAAATCAATACAAGGCTTAAAGTGATTAGCAATATTTTATCCGTTGAACGCCTTGAAAAAAACAATCGAGAGTTAGAGCAATTACACGCAGCGGATTCTGTTCAAGAAATTAGATTGGATAGACTTAGGCAAGATTTAGAAAATTTTAGAAAAGAGTATTTATCTGCCCATAATGGTCGCCATCCACCAGTTGATGTTTAAAGCAATTGTGGTTTTTGTTTCTTTAACTGGCGGTAGTTTTCAATTAGAAGATGAATTGGGTCCATACAAAGATGAAGCAAAATGTCTCTATAGAGGGGCGCAAATAATAAAAGTTACTTCTCAAAAGGTTCCATTGTTACACGCAACAGTAGTTTGTCTAAAACAGCCCGAAGAACTAATATCTTGAAATTATATACAGAAGACCATCCTGACGTAATACAAATAAAAAATTTATATCAGGAAATAAATAACAAAGCCGAAGTTGCCAGACAACTTGGTTTTTCTCATAGTAAAGTTAAAAGAATTTTATCCAAAAACAATAGCCCCACCCCTACTGTGGAACTCCCACAATTCCCCGATGACGATATTCCAGCCGAAGAAATTTTAGATAGCCTAGAAAAACGCTTTAATAAAAAATTAGAGCGTGAGGAGGCGATGAATTGGTTTCAAGTAAAAATAAATGATATGAAGCCAACTGGGTGGGTATTCGTTGGCGATCCGCATTTAGGCAGTCATTGTCATGTAAAACTATTAAGACATGACGTAGATATAATGACCCAAACCGAAGGCGTACACTGCGTAAATCTTGGAGACACTGTTGATGGGTGGGGAGGGTATCTCACTAAGTTATACGCTGAGACTGATGTTTCACGTTCAACAGAAGAACGATTAGCAAAGTGGTTTTTACAGGACGCTGGAATCCCGTGGAGGGTTTGGCTTATCGGCAACCATGACACAATGGGAGATTTTTCAACTTATTTAAAAACTTTAAATGCCGAGCAAATTCCTATGATGGATTGGCAAGCAAAGTTTAGATTGGTTTTCCCGAATGGTTCAGAAGTTAAAATCAATGCAGCCCACTCTCATAAGGGGACTTCAATTTACAATCCGCTTCATGGGCAGAAGCGTGAGGCGTTATGGGGCGAAGAATCAGATATTATAGTTGCTGGTCATCACCACAACTGGGCAATTTCACAGGAGGAATATAAATCAGGCAAAGTTGTTTTTATGGCAAGAAGTCGAGGATACAAATGGGCAGATCAATTCGCAAAAACACACGGGTTCCCAAGCCTCCTGTACGGAGGTTCCATCATGTTTGTTGTCGATCCTGCCGAGGAGATTCCCACAAGACGTTTGAAAGCATTCGCAGATTTAAAAGAAGGAGCGGAGTACCTGACATGGCTAAGGACGAGATAAACGCAAACATCACAGTAATCCCGGAAAAAAGAAGCGGTGATTATACTGGGCTAGCGCAAATAATAATAGATACCGGTGGTAAGGTAATTGTTGCACCAATGACCCATCGCAATTTAACTAATTTATTGAAAGAGGTATATGTAGTAATGAAAAAATTAGAAACACTTGACGTTGCAGATCAGGCCACAAAATAATGCTTTCAATTATTTCTTCTGTAATAGGTTTGGCTGGCTCAACAGTCCCCTCCTTAGTAAGTGCCTGGAATAAAAAATCGGATCAAAAACATGAACTCGCTTTAATTCAAGCACAAGCTGATGTGCAAGCAAAAATTGGTGAATCCAGATTAGAGGAAGCTAAAGTAGAAGCTGACGCTGAAAAGATAAAAAGTTTATATCGCCACGATTCAGAATTAATGAAACGGGCTTCCCCGTGGACAGCCACGCTCTCAGCTTCCGTCAGACCAGTAATTACATACCTTGTAGTTTTGACTTGGGTCGGGCTAGAAATATCTGTTGCTATTGCTCTGACAGGTAATGGAGTGGATATTGCCAGTGCCATTGAAACAGCTTTTTCTGAGGAGTTGCGTTCTTTGCTATCTCTTATAATTGCGTTTTGGTTTGGAAATAGAACTTTTGAAAAATTAAATAAGTAGGATGATAAACGATGAAACAATTAATCTCATATCTGAATTTGAAGGATTTGCAAAAGAAATTTCGCCTGACGTTGCTGTGCCTTATAAGTGCAGTGCTGGTTATCCCACCATCGGTTTTGGCGCTATCTATGGTCTGGATGGCAATAGGGTTAAAATGGATCACGAACCAATTACCAGAGAGCAAGCCGAAGACTTACTTCGCAGAGATACTAAAATCTCATACAATGCGGTTGCAAGACTAACTCAGCCATACTTTCACAAATTAACTGAAAATCAGGTGGGGGCTTTAACGTCCCTCACTTTTAATATTGGGTCTGGTAATTTTAGGGCTTCCCAAATTCGCAGTAAAATAACAAGAGGCGAGATCGAAGGTGCTGGTAAGTTATTTTGGCAATGGAGGAGGGCTGGTGGTCGCATAGTGAAAGGGCTTGTTAGAAGGAGGGCAAAGGAAACCGAATTATATTTCTCCTGATATTTTTTTGTATTATTTGTAAATAAAAACTTGACACTAAAATAGCTATGAGGTATATTATCTTTATTGAAACAACAAGGAGAAAATCTAATGATTACCAAATACAAAGTTGAAGAAAAAACTACAGTTCCAAATAATCCAAACGATAAGGCTGTAGTATATGTTTACGGAGATTCTTTTAATACTATAAACGAAGCTCATGCGTTTATTGAAAAGCGAAATATCCCTCACCCAGAAATTGTTCGTCAATTTTCTATAATTAAAGAGAATTGCTCTTACGCAAACAACGGCGGTTATAGCGACATTACCCCCTACGAAATTGTTAGAGTTATTTCTGATAAAACTATAGAAATCAGAGAACTGGATTGTGAAGAATTGCCTTGGAAAAAAGACTGGCACGAAGGTGGTTTTGCTGGGCATTTAGCCAACCAAGACGAACAAAAATGGGATATGAAATCCAACGAAAAAAATCCCATTATTAAAGCTAGATTAAGAAAAGATGGCTACTTCCACTCAGAAGTAGGCAAGCACTACATCGAGAAATCACCTCGCAAATTTTACGATTATAATTTTTAATTACAGGGGGGTAACACCCCCCCTTAATTTTAGAGGAGCAAAGCTAATGGATAAAATATTTAAAGAGTGCGTGGCTGATTTAACAATGCCTAAAGGTTGGGAAGATGTTAGCTATGGAAATGATGTTTGCCCCTCATGGGAGTATAGGGGGTTCCAGGTTATGATCCACCACCCTGATCCAAAAGAACGTGAACTAGGCTTCGGAGATGATCCACGCTTCTATATTTTCCGCGCCCAAGAGTATGGCGATGCACCGACATGGAACGCGGAAGCTCATACCTTTGAAGAGGTCTTATCAATTCTTAATGATGAAGAAACATGGCACGCTGTCGCGAGAGCTTTTGTTGAAAGGCATGGCGATGAGCCTGTTTCTTTGGACGAGTTTTTGCATTGGGCTGAAACAAAGGCTGATCTCCACCCCGAAGTTTATAAAGAGGGTGAACAAATTTGTCTGTTGTTTGATTGGCCTGATGAAGAGGAAGACGATGGCAACGAAATTATTGTCGAAGAAGGGGAGTTTAGTTTACAGGAATGCTTGGAAGATATCGCTGGGCAATTGGAAATGGGCAAAATTGACCAAGCAAAAGCTCTCGAAACTATGTCAAATATTGTTGATAGTTTTAAGAGGGAGAAAAGCTAATGGCAAAATTTAAGGCTTATGTAAAACAAACTTTGCAGTTTGAAATTGAAATTGAGCGTGAGGTAGATTTGGATGTTTTAAAAAAAGACATTGTCTACAACGAAGATGGCGAGGGGTATTGTAATGCTGCCGAAGATGGCGACCCGTCAGCTTGGTATGATTATGTAGAGGATTATATTCGGGACAATGGTGGGACAATTAATTTCACCAACGAGGAAAGTGAAGACGATATATCTGAATCGCTGGAACTACCACTTCAGAACCTAAGTCACATAGAAAATATAGGCAAAGTGAAAAGTGAGTTAGTGAAAGAGCGTATCATTGATATAGAAAGGAAGTAACAGTAAATTGATGCTTTACTTTTTAAATCAAATAAATTAAATTAAAAACAGTATGAACAACATAGGAGAAAATTATGAAATACAATGCGCGAATAACCATGTTAAACGACATAGTAGAGAAAGACTTTTTTAGTATGTCGAATAATGAAATTCTTGCGATTGCTAGATTGGCATATAAAAGGAAATTAAACCGCCTAGATGATAACAAATTATCAGACAGGTATTGTGATGCCTTTGGTATAACTGGTGAACCGACTTATATAGAAATGGTAGGCGTAAGGGAGGCGTAGAAAATGGAAACGCAAAGTAATGAAATTGCTGAAGTTTTGAAGGCTAAAAGTAAAGCTGAGAATAATTTTAATAAACTAGAAAAGAGTGGGAATAATCCTCACTTTAAATCTAAGTATGCAACTTTAGGCGATATATATGATGCCTGTAGAGACGCATTAAAAGCCGAAGGTTTAATGACTTACCATCAAACTTTTGAATCTGATCAGGGTGTAGGTATTGCCTGTACTTTATTTCACGCAGAAAGCGGTCAATTTATTCGCACTTTTTTACCTTTAAAAACAGGGACGGCACAACAAACAGGCTCGGAAATTACATACATGAGGCGTTATACAATACAGTGCGTGTTATCTTTGGAAGGCGAATTTGATGATGACGGCAACGAAGCCCAACAAATACGAGAAAAGAAAACCAGCGATCCTGATTGGGTGGGTCCATTGCCACAAACTAAATTACTTGAAGCTGGTAGAGCAATCAGGCGTGATATTTATGATTGCGAAGATTTAGATTCGTTGGTGGCGTTGCAAAATTCAAAAGAAACAATCAAGGTTACAAAGCAATTAAAAGTAGATACGCCCCATCATTGGGATCACGAACCAGACCCTACTGATGATAAAAAAAATTATTTAGGATTATCGCAACATTTTAAAAAAAGAGCAGAGGAGTTAGAGAATGGCATACGAACCTAAAGACGGCGATGGAACTTTGAGTGTTAATAAATACAAGACGCTTGATAAGCATCCTGATATAACTGGGTCTATTACCGCCCACAGGGATTTGAAAGCTGGCGAAAAAGTGTCGCTTGGTGGTTGGGATAAAATTGGTCCTTATGGGAGTTTTTTTTCAATACAGATGACTGATTTTGTAGAAACTAAAAAAAATGAATCTGCTGGTTATCAGAATAAAAGAAGTTACGAGGACTTAGAAAAACCAGAAACTATTCCAGAAGAATTGGATGATAAAATTCCGTTTTGAGGGCGTTTCATACTTCGGGTGGGCGGTTGCCCTCAATCTCCTTCACCTCCTTGGCTGTCCACCCACTTTTTCAAAGGCTAGTTATGCAAATCAAAAAAACAGTTTTTAAACGAGACAAAAAGTATTTGGATTACATCCGCAGTTTACCCTGTGCTATCTGTAAAACACGAGCGAGAAGCCAAGCAGCGCACGTTAGGTACATTGCCCCTTGTGGGACAGGCTTGAAGCCCAGTGACAATTTTACAGTCCCCTTATGCGCCCTATGCCATAGTGACCAGCATAATCATGGTGAGGAAAACTGGTGGGTAGATAAAAAAATTGACCCCAAAATGGTCACTGATGTTTTGTTTGATTTATATAATAGGTTTGAAAATGAGATAGATAGTTGGAGCAATGCGGAAGAATTTGTTTTAAGACTTGGAGGTGTAAATTATGAATTTTGACCCAGATAAGGTTGCACATGAATTAAGTGTTAGAGGAAAGTCTTGGGCTGATAAAGATGCCCAGTTTAAGGCTCTGGACGATGCAACCAAAAGTATACTGTGCCAAATAGCTGGGAAAATGGACGGCAGTGAGGCATCAAAAGAAAGGGCAGCAAGGGCTAGTGATGAATTTCAAAACCATTTACAAGAGTTAGCCGAAGCACGAACCCTAAGTCTAATTGCAAAAATTTCCTATGATGTTTATAGGACTTGGATTGATATGAAAAGAACCGAGCTAAGTTATCAAAAAGCTGAAATGAATTTAAGATAATGTTAATTAATAATATTTTATTATTGAAGTTTGAAAAAAGGAGGAACTTTATGATGAATTTTTTAAAAGATTTTTTGGGCGTTTCCATGATTTTTTTAATGGGCTTTATTGCACTGGTACTGATATGAGAACGCCAAGTAAAATTTTGAGTGAAGCAAAGCTGCTTGTTTCTGGTGATAGGACAAGTCACGGCGATTATATTGAGCTGCATAATAGAATAGCTGAATTGTGGGGGGCGTATTTAAAAACAGAAATTGCTCCAGAGCAAGTTGCCTTTTGTATGGTGTTATTAAAATTGGCACGGCAAGAAGTCGGAAAAAATAATTATGACAATTTACTTGATGCGGTTGCCTATAGCGGTATCTGGGGAGAGTTGCTAAATAGTAAATCAAATATTTACAAAATAAATGAAAAGGAGTAGAGTGAAATAATGGATAAAGACGAAATAATTAGAATATGCAAAAACGCAGGTGGGGTGGAGCAGGTTGCCAACAGACTAGGTGTATCACGACAGGCAATCTACCAGTGGGAAGAAATCCCAATCAAAAGGCTAGTTGAGTTTTCAAATATAACACGGGTGAAACGGAGTGAGCTTCGACCCGACATTTTTATAGGAGAAGATAATGTCTAAGATTGATTCGCAAAATACCAAAATTTTGGCTTATTTAAAAAAAGGAAATAAGATTACTTCTTTTAGTGGGCTTCAGTTGTTTGGGACTTTAAGGCTGGGTGCAAGAATTTTTGAGCTAAGAAATAAAGGTCACGCAATTAAGACTGAAATGATTGAAACTAAAAGCGGTAAAAAGGTCGCAGAGTATAGTCTGTAAAATTGCTGAAATACCGAAATAAAAAAACCGAAGTTGACGGGATTATGTTTGACTCAAAGGCTGAGGCGAAAAGATATACGGAATTGAAGTTGCTGGAAAAAGCTAACGCAATTTCTGATCTGAGGCTTCAGCCTAAATTTGATTGCGTCATTAATGGGAAAAAAATTTGCTCATATAGAGCCGACTTTGATTATTACGAATACGATAAATATGTCTGCGAAGATGTTAAAGGTTTTAAGACCCCAGTTTATAAGCTAAAGAAAAAGCTGGTTGAGGCGCTGCATAATGTCAAAATTGTAGAGGTGCGGAGATGAACTGCTGGCACTGTCATACTAAATTAATCTGGGGAGGTGATCACGATATAGATGAGGAAGATGAGAACTATAGCATGGTCACTAACCTGAGTTGTCCTAACTGTGAGTCCATAGTAGACGTTTATTATCCAAAGGAGACAGAAGATGAACTGCCCACAATGCCACGGCAAAGGGCAAATTAACCAACTGCCTTGTAACTACGATGGCTGCCATAATGGTTTTATTCATTGTTGTGACGGGGATCAGGTAACTTATAAGAATTGCCGTTGGTGTAATAAATTAGTCAACAGCGAGGATTGCTGGGCGTTGTACACTGGGGTCAGTTTGGTTTGCGAATTATGCGGAGTAGATGTTACTGGAAAAGATAATGTATAAGACTCATGGCAATACAAGGAATATTGAAAAAGTAAAAAAGAAATTTAGGAAGGGTGAGAATATGCGGAAAAGAATAAAACTATTAATTAGCAAAACGGGAAAATGCGATCAATGCGGAATAAATCTTTATGAAAACAACCGACCAGCAGAGTCGGTTTTTCCTTGCGGGATAGAGGGGTGTATTTACGATGTTTAAAGCTGAAATGAATGATATTGCAAGCGAACATATTAAATATTTAAAGTCTAAAGATGTTTCCAGTGAAGATGCTTATGAAATGATAACTGGAAGAAATTTGCCGTTCGGGTTAGGCTGGGGGGCTGTTAGGGATCGTATTATAAATTGGTATAAGGAAAACGATTTAATTCGCCAAGCTGGTATAGTATCATGTGAGGGCATAGGAAAACACTGGAGGTCAAAATGAGTAAATTACCTTATATGCCTTTTTTCGTTAGTGATTATCTTTCTGATACTGCGGATTTATCTTTAGACGCTCACGGGGCTTACTGTCTGATTCTTTTTTATACTTGGAAGAAAAAGGGTTGGCTGGAAGATGATGATAAAAAAATGGGGCGTATTTTGCGAGTGCATGGGACGGCATGGAAGCGGATAAAAAAAGAAATTTCACCTTACTTTGATTTATCAGAAGGAGTTTGGTTCCACTCAAAAATTGAGGAGGGGTTTAATCGCAATGGATATAAAATCGGTGTAAAATCGTTACAAAATCAAGATAAAATTGTTGTAAAATCCTCGCAAAAAAATTGTAACTCTTTGAAAACAAATAAAACTAGTAAAAATGAAAGGGTACAATCTAATCTAATCCAATCTAATAAAGAAGATTACCAAGCAAAAATATACGATGAAGTTCTATCTTGGCTTGGTTCAACAGGAAAAAATATGAATGGTTGTAGAAGTTTTCTTGCAAGGCAATTACTGGTCTTTTCACCAGAAATTATTTTTGATGCTTACTGCAATTTAAAAGAACAGGATTTCCCCTATACAAAAAGAGAAAATTATTTGGTCAGTAAATGCCGTCAGATTCAAAACTTAGGTCATACAGGCAAACCAGAGGGACAGGAAGAGTGGACAAAATTAAAAGTTGATAAGCGTATAAGGGAAATTGCTAAAATTACGGATTGGGAAAGGGCGATAGAAGTTCAAGAAGGGTATAACCGAAATGAAAAATGGGCTAAAGATATTGTCTGGAAGAATTAATGATGACTAGACGCTTGCAAGTGATTTCATTGGGTGCTGGTGTCCAAAGTTCGGTGATGGCTTTAATGGCGGCAAATGGAGAATTGCCTCGCCCAGATTGTGCTATATTTGCAGACACCCAATGGGAACCTCAAGGCGTTTATGATCACCTTGATTGGCTAGAAAAACAACTGCCATTTAAAGTTTTTCGAGTCACAAAAGGCAATATACGATCATCTTCTGTTGAACAAGGTTTTTCAGAAATACCATTTTTTGGGCTGGAAAACGGCAAAAAAACAATAGGCAGACGGCAGTGTACTAACGATTATAAAATACAGCCTATAAGAAAAAAACTTCGTAAATTATTAGGTTTAAAAAAAGGCGAAAGAGCGAAAGGCCACTCTGCTGTAACGTGGATTGGTATATCAACAGACGAAGCTGTGCGAATGAAACCATCAAGAGATGCTTGGATTCAAAATATCTGGCCTCTTATTGAAAAGGGTATGTCTCGACAAGATTGTCTGGCTTGGTTTAAAAAGCGTTATCCAACTCGTCCTTTAGCAAAGTCAGCGTGTATTGGTTGTCCCTTCCACAATGACAAAGAATGGCGTGATATGAAAATAAACGATCCAAAATCTTTTGCGGATGCAATAATTTTTGATAATGAAATTAGAAATTCGGGGTCAAGTGGTACGGAGCAGTTTCTACACGCTTCTCGCCAGCCATTATCCGAAGTTGATCTCAGAAATTTAGAAGACAAAGGCCAAATTAATATGTTTGAGAATGAGTGCGAAGGAATGTGTGGTGTATGATTGACCTAAAAGAACAATCTCAAGAGGCGTATAAATTTGCGACCCAACAAACTTTAATTAAATGCAAGCCCGACCCTTTGTTGATGTGGTCCCAGAAAAAAAAGCTGAATAATGTTTTATTGGAAAGCTGCTGGAGTATAAGGAAAGCAATTAATTATCTAAGGGGCGATGTCGGAATGGTTACATTGGATTATCTGGCAATGGATTTACCTAGCGGTAATAAATCAAATAGCGATTACGAACCGAAAGACGTTAGCCGTTATATTCGATGGTCAGAGAAAATAAAAAATAGATTCGGGACAAAAAAATTGAATCAAGTAATTGATACGATTATGGAAGGCGGTTATTGCAGTCTTGATTCTTTTGAGGAAATTATTAAGGAATATTAGTGACAATACCTAAAACTTATACAATTAGAAAAATATTACCTAGTGAGTGTCGAGAGTGGTTTTTAAAAAAACACTATGCCCAACGGATACCAACAACTTCATATGCGTTCGGCGTTTACAAGGATAATTGCCTTTTGGGGGTCTGTAGTTATGGCAGACCCATGAGTTCAACTTTAGTTAAAGGCTCGTTTAATGGGTTTTATCAAGAAAACTTTTTAGAATTAAATAGACTTGTTATTTCTGATAATAATAAAAAAAATGTATTATCATATTTTGTATCGCAAAGTTTAAAACAATTACCAACACCTAATGTAGTCGTTAGCTATGCAGACACTTCTTACAATCATCACGGATATATATACCAAGCAACCAATTGGATTTACACAGGATTAAGTGCAAAGTTTAAAGATTATGCTGTTAAAGGTTTAGAGCATATGCACCACAGTTCAATTGAGGACAGTGTTGGACGATATGACAAGAATAGAAATATTAACAAACATCAGTTATTAAAAGAAAAATATGGAGACAGGTTATACATGAAAGAGCGTGCAAGAAAACATAGATATTTTTATTTATTAGGCGACAAAAAAGAGCGGAAAGAAATGATTAAAAATTTAGTTTATGAAATAAAACCATACCCTAAAGGCGATAATAAATATTACGATTCTTCTTACGAGCCATCCACACAATTATATTTAGCAATTTAAAAGAATTAAAATGGTTGAGCTTTACATGATAGTGTCCTTACTTACAAAAATAAGTTTTTATATAGAAAATAAGGAATTTATTGACACAGTGAATAGACAAACTGAAGGAAATCCAAATTTAGAATGGGTGCATACAGGCAAGCAAAAACCAAGCCCGGATGCTAAATCCATCACGTTAAACGATTTTAAAGGGGAGCCGTTTATAATGTACAAATTAAAAAAGGGTGACAGACCCTATCACTTGAGAGATGAATAATGTCAGCGATTTTGTGTCTGGCACTGAATATTTTCTGGGAAGCTAGATCAGAAGATAAATTCGGGGTAATGGCAATGGCAGCGCCAGCGATGGTCGTTCTTAATCGAGTTGCTGACCCAAGATATCCCAACGATGTTTGCAAGGTGGTCAGGCAAGCAAAAAAAAATCACAATGGGTTCCCGAAAAAAAACCAGTGTCAGTTTTCTTGGTACTGTGACGGCAAGAGCGATTTACCCATGAATAAGGAGGCTTGGAAGTGGAGTAAGCTAATTGCCAGAATGGTTCTGGAAGGGAAGATAGAAGACGTTACCAATGGGGCGACTCACTATCACGCCCATTATGTAAATCCACAATGGAATATCAAAAAAACTTTTACAGGAAAAATTGGAAGCCATTTATTTTATCGCTGGGAGCGGTCTTAGCGTGTTTTGGTTAAAATATACCTGAGAAAGCCAAAACGCTTCCCATCACGCTTAAAACGGCGCACAAAGCAATTTAACGCAAATAAACCCCCCTAAAAATACATATATTTTACTTTTTTATTAAGCAATTAAATTATTTTGAATTATTTGTAAATGAGTGCTTTACAATGAAATAACTATCAGGCATAGTGTCTTTATTGAAACAACAAGGAGAAAAAATTATGGAATACGAACTTTGGATAATGACAGATGGCCCAGCAAAAGCCGAAGCCATAAATGAAAAACAAGCCAATCGTGCAATTATTGAATTAGAAAATGACGGATATCGGGTGCTTGAACGCCGCTTAGTCAATGTACCCTTTGAAGATGTTCGACAAATTGAAGTGACTATTCGCAAAGGAGATGAAATTAAAATTCTTCGCCACTTTCGTGGCTATACTGATAGTGACCCAAATGGGTATTGGCATGAAAAAAGAGCATAGAGAAGGAGAAAAAATTATGGTAATTTATAGAGTTTACGAAATAACAGAAGGTCCAAATGATTGTTCTTATGCGCTTGGGGTAGCAAAATGTTACAGTTATTATGCTACCAAAAACGAGGCGTTAAAAGCTATCCGAGAAGGTGGCTACAAACCATCTCAAAAAAATTATCCTGAAATTGAAAAGTTGGAGTTAGGCAATAAAGCCGATTTTGTTGAATTATTAAACAGAGCATAGAGAAGGAGAAAAAATTATGAGCATTGTAAAATCAGCAGAAATTAAACAAAAAAACTCTGAGGATATGCGAGAGCTACTAGATGACTTTGACCTCCTGCTGGATAAAGCCGTTATGTGCCGAGGTGTTCCTGACAGATTGTTTGGTAAGTTGAACACTATTTTTCAAGAACTTTTAGAAATAAAGGGGAGTAAGTAATGCAGTTTTTTATAGAATGTGACGTATGTAACGGAACTGGACAACAAACAAAAGTGTCTGGCGGTTACAACTCAAGTGGGGCTTTCGTAGATTATGATGACGTAGAATGCCACGAATGCGAAGGCAAAGCAGAAATTCTTTTAACTGATAATGTGGATTTGCCAGAACTTTTCCAAGATTATGACAATATTAAGGCAATTTATAATAAAAAAGGCGAATTAATAAAAGTCGATGAAAATTTTAAAAATTTAATCAAAAGAGAGGCTTAGAAAACATAATGAACATTATAGACGTTCTTGCAGCACTTTTTGACCTTGTTGTGCATATTTTGTAGTTGACACAATTTTTCACTACCTTATATTGGGGGTTGCACCCGTGCGTCTAAAAATAGGCCACGGGATTTTTTATAGGGGAATTTATGGAAGCCGAAAGAATTGATGTCATAGAATCCGAAAGAAATGGGGCTAGGGTCTATGAGGCTCGTATAGTTGTAGAGTTTGAATCGGAAAGCGATGCAGAAGGCTTTGCTGATGCGTTTATGGCTAGAGGTATTCTCGGCTTGATGGATTACGACATAAATTTGCAAGTACACTGATTAACAATAATTTAGGAGTTTGAAATGCCATATGGACCGGGTACATACGGATCAAAAAGAGGTAGACCGCCAATGAAAAAGAATGCAAAAAAAAGAAAGGCTGTTAAAAAGAAAAAATGATTAAATACAGGGGTGAATCTTTTTCTGGGGTAAATAAACCAAAAAGAACGCCAAAACATAAAACAAAATCCCACGCCGTTTTAGCTAAATCTGGAAACAAAATGAAGTTAATTCGGTTTGGGCAACAAGGAGTGTCAGGTGCGGGGTCCAGCCCTAAAACAGAAAAAGGCAAAGCTAGGCAAAAATCATTTAAGGCAAGACATGGTGCTAACATTGCAAAAGGTAAAATGAGTGCAGCATTTTGGGCAGATAAAACAAAATGGTAAAAAGACCGGGATTGTACGCAAATATTCACGCAAAAAGGAAAAGAATTAAAGCTGGAAGCAATGAGCGCATGAGAAAACCGGGAACAAAAGGTGCGCCAACAAACAAAACTTTTAAACAAATTGCTAAAGCAGTAAAGAAAAAGAAAAAGGCGAAATAATGGCAGCAAGAAAAAAAAGGTCTGTAAAAAAAAGCATTAAATCTGTTCCAGCAGAATTAAGGAAAGCCAGTCGTTTACACGCAAGCCAAGCTAAAAGAGTAGCAAGCTATTTAAAAAGGAACGCAAAGAAAAAGAAATGATTGATAAAACTGAAGCAATTTTAGCTCTAGGATTTGTTGTTATTTGTTTTGCAATCTTTATGATAATTTTATATTAACGCCTCCCTGCGACTACACCACCGATAGAAATAATTTAAAAAAATAGGATAGTTAGCACAGGCAATGAAAATCACTCCGCTACACGATAAGTCGTGGTTTGTTAAATGGGGTGCTAGTTTATGTTTGATTATAGCTATCACTTGCCGAGCCTCTGGATACACCGATTGGGATATTTATTTAAGTCTTGTCGGGACATCTGGTTGGTTTTTAGTTGGTATGTGGTGGCACGACAGAAGTTTAATCTTGTTAAATGGTGTTGCAGCAACCATATTGGTAGCTGGGATAATTAATTGAGAACAACCAAAAAAGGATTCTCAGATGGTTAAAAAGAAACGCATAAGAGCAAGAAACAGAGAAGGCCAGTATTTGGCAGACAATAAAAAAACGCCATATAGAAACGAGGCGTATAAAGAAATGATGTCTGTTATAGATTGCTATAATGATTCAATGTATCGGTTTGGAAGTTTATGGGAATGGCAAGACGTTTAAATCCTAAACATGACGCACATACTAGAGAAAAGATTCAGACAAGTCAGCTCGTTAACAGATTGAATTCGTTCGTTTTAAGTGGTGTTGATCCAAAAACAAAAAAGCCGATTGAAATGAGCCGAGAGCAAATTACTGTAGCACTAGGTTTATTGAAAAAGACTTTGCCTGATTTATCAAGTGTAGAATTGAGTGGCGATGAAGCAAACCCAGTTAATTTATCATTTAATGTAAAGTATGCAGACGATAACACTCCCGAAAGCGTTTAAAGATTTAAAGGGGCCAAGTCGATATAAAGCATTTTATGGTGGCAGAGGTTCTGCGAAATCGCATTCTTTTGCAACAGCTTTACTGATGCGTGGTGGTGAAAGCCCTTTGCGTATATTATGCGCCCGTGAGGTCCAACTAAGTATCAAGGACAGCGTTAAACAGCTACTAGACGACAAAATTAACCAATATGGTATGGCCAGCTTTTACGAAAGTTTGCAAAGCGAAATTAGAGGTAAGAACGGGACAGTATTTATTTTTGCTGGGCTTGGCAAAATGACTACAGACCAAATTAAATCAATGGAAGGTATTGATATAGCGTGGGTGGAGGAAGCCCAAACTATTTCAGACAAATCGCTTGAGATTTTAATACCAACTATTCGGAAGCAAAAAAGTGAGTTGTGGTTTTCTTGGAACCCTAGACATCAAAGCGACCCAATAGACAAAAGATTTAGAGGCGAGGTAACGCCTGTTAACTCTATTATTAAAAAGGTAAATTTTCCAGACAATCCTTTTTTCCCTAAAGAGTTAGATGAAGAAAGAGAGTTTGACCAAAAAAATAACCCAGAGCGATATGGTCATATTTGGATGGGAGATTACGAACCTACAGCAATAGGCGCAATATGGGATAGGGCTACGCTACACGCTCATAGAAGGTCTGACCCACCCGAAATGAACCGCATTGTAGTAGCGGTAGACCCAGCAGTAAGCGAGGAAGGTGGGGACGAACACGGCATTATAGTTTGCGGTATTGGTGAAGATAATCGGGGTTATGTGCTTGACGATTTATCGAGGCATGGCTCCCCGAAGCAGTGGGCAGAACAAACAATAGCAGCTTATGACAAGTGGTCTGCTGATGCTATAGTAATTGAGATTAATCAAGGTGGCGATATGGTTCGCCATACTTTAGAAAGCATAAGACCAGGAATAAGAATTATTGAAGTCAGGGCGACAAGAGGTAAGCACGTTAGAGCAGAACCTATCTCGGCTTTGTATCAATTAGGGCGTGTTAGTCATGCTGGAACCTTTGACAAACTAGAAACCCAGATGTGTCAGGTTACATCTGCTGGCTATCAAGGGGATGGCTCACCAGATAGAGTTGATGCAATGGTATGGGCAATGACTGAGTTGTTTCCTAAGTTAAACAGGCAAAAACCTAAAGTAGATCATAGAGAGAATGTAAGCGCATCATGGATGGGATAAATGATTGAGCCATTACCGCCAGTTCCACCATCACCACCTTTATCTGTCTATTACGAAAACAGAATTAGTGATGAGAAATTAAAGCGTACAATTTCTATAACTGCAACGCCTCATCTTATTTATAATAGGAACGGCGAATTAATAAAAGTACCCGATCAGTCTTGGGGTATTGCAAAGGATATGTAAATTGAATGACATTGTAGAAGAAGCTAAAGAAGCCTTTGAAGCAGCACAGGAAGCAGAGGAAGAAAACAGGGAAAATGCGTCTGAAGATATTCGTTTTGCAAGATTGGGTGAGCAGTGGGATGAATCCGATAGAAGCAAACGAGCTAGAGAAGGCAGACCAACTTTAACTATTAATCGTATGCCAGCTTTTATTCGTCAGGTTACTAACGATGCAAGGCAAAACACTCCGAGCATTAAAGTGTTCCCTGTAGACGATAACGCAGACCCAGAATGTGCCGAGATATTAAACGGGCTTATAAGAAATATTCAAATAAGTTCTAACTCAGATGAGGCATACGACACAGCCCTTATTGATGCGGTAACAGGAGGGTTTGGTTACTTTCTAATTGATGTAGACCACGCTTACAATGATACCTTTGAGCAAGATATTTTAATTAAAAGGGTAGCGAACCCATTTACAGTTTACGGAGACCCAAGAAGCACCGCAGCCGATAGTTCAGATTGGAACGTAGGTTTTGTTTCCGATATGATGTCCCATGGAGAGTTTGAAAAAGAGTTCCCAGACGCTAAAAAAATTGATTGGGACGGCAATTATGAAGTTGACCAAGAGTCAGATTGGTATAGTGAGGATTCAATTAGAGTTGTTGACTATTGGAAGAGAGAGCAAGTTGATCGGCCTATAGTATTGTTAAGTAACGGCGAAGTAATAGATGAAGACGTTTACGAGGAGCAGAAAGATTATTTTGACGTTCAACAAGTATTCGTAGAAAACAACCGCATAGTAAAATCATGGAAGGTTAAAAGATATACTTTAAACGGCGAAGAAGTATTAGAGGAAATAGACTGGCCGGGAATGTATATTCCAATTATACCAGTTTATGGCGAAGAAAACTGGGTTGAAGGTAAAAGGTATTTTAAATCTCTTATACGGGATGCTAAAGACCCACAGAGGATATATAACTATTGGAGAACAGCATCAACGGAATTAGTAGCACTTGCACCTAAAGCTCCGTTTGTTGGTCCAGTAGGGGCGTTTGATGAAGATGGTGATAAATGGGCAACAGCTAACACAGAAAGCCACCCATACTTACAATATGACGGAAATGTACCCCCACAAAGGCAACCTTTTGCTGGTCCACCTGCTGGGGCATTACAAGAGGCTTTAAACGCATCAGACGACATGAAACAAGTTCTGGGTATGTTTGATGCAAGTATGGGAGCGCCATCGAACGAGACATCAGGACGGGCAATCATGGCGAGACAACGTGAGGGTGATGTCTCAACGTTTCATTTTATAGATAATTTAAACCGAGCTATACAGCACGCTGGAAAAATTATCTTAGATTTAATACCTCATGTGTATTCTGGGGAAAGAATAGTCAGGGTTTTAGGTGAAGACGACACACCAGAAAACGTACAGGTAAATCAGCCTATCCCAATGATGGACGAACAAGGTCAGCCTGTAATGGACGAAATGGGTCAAATGAAAGCCCGTGTTTACGATTTAACTAAAGGTAAATATGATTTAGTTGTAAGGTCAGGTCCAAGTTTTACATCAAGACGTGAAGAAGCAGCGACACAGATGATGGAGTTGCTTAGAGTATTTCCAGAAGCAGCCCCAATAATCGGGGATATATTTGCCAAGAATTTAGATTGGCCGGGGGCAGATGAAATAGCCAAGCGATTAGAAAAAATAACGCAAGGCCAGCCAGAAGACCCAGAGAAAGCAAACCTAGTAGCGCAATTACAGATGGCGGTTGATAGAATTAGACAGCTAGAAGCCGATCAACAGGAAGCAGCAGCCAAGATAGCTATAGACCAACAGAAATTAAATCTTGATAGGCAAAAGGTAGGTATTGACCAATTCGAGGCTGAGACAGACCGCATGGAAGCGGAAGCAGAAATTCAAAAGGATTTAGCGCAGGCACAAAGTTTTAGTCCTGTCGTAAATTATCCCTTTCGGGGGTAATCGACCAACCCAACTGGGAGTCGTAACTTTAGGAAAGAGGTAATAATGGAAGACGAACAACCTGATGAAGGAATCGTTGAAGAAGAAGTAGAAGTAGAAGCCGAAGAAGAAATTGAGGAATCTACTGAACAGGAAGTTGATCAAAATACGGATGAGGATTCGGAAGAAGATTCGGAAGAACAGCCAGAAGCCGTAGAAGATTTACAGATTGTTGAGTTTGAGGGAAAAGAATATAATATCCCCCCCGAACTTAAAGACGCAATTATGCGTCAAAGTGACTACACTACTAAGACTCAGGAAATCGCAGAACAACGGAAAGATTTGGATTTGGATAGAACCCGTTTCCAAGAGGCTATTCAGTTGCAGACTGCTCACACTGAGGCTTACACTCAATTAGGCGTTATAGACCAACAGCTAGCTCAATTTAACGAGATAGATTGGAATACATGGGCAACCCAAGACCCTAACGCAGCGCAACAAGCGCAAATACAGTTGAATCAATTACGGGAACAGCGACAACAGGCTACGGATAGGCTAAGTTCACTTCAAACCGAATCTCAACAAAAAGCCCACACGGAAACGGCACGGGTAGTTGAGGCAAATCGGTCAAAAGTTGAAAAGATAGTCCCGAACTGGAACGCTGATACCGAAAGAGCCGTTTTTGATTTTGGGGTAAAAAGCGGTTTAAACGAACAGCAATTAGCTGGCACAAATTATGACCCTGTTTTAATTAACATTCTTAATAAAGCCAGACTATTTGATGAACTTCAACAGAAGCAAACTGTCAAAAAGACCAAAAAATCTAAAGAGCCTATCCCACAGGCTACAAGAGTTAAACCTAAGAAAGTTGCTAATCGTGGCTTAAACGATAGTCTTAGTACGGAAGAATGGTTAAAGAGACGGAATGCTCAAATAGCTAAACGAGGATAAAATGGCTAATACAAACTTAACACCTACCGCAGTTACGAGAGAAGCCCTCCGTATTCTGCACCAGAAGTTAAATTTTGTTGGAACGATTAATCGCTCCTATGATTCATCTTTTGGAAAAAGCGGTGCAAAGATTGGCGATAGTTTGAAAATCAGACTTCCCAACCAATACACTGTTAGAAGCGGTGCTGCACTTTCTTCGCAAGATGTGTCTGAAAGTTCTGTAACACTTCAAGTTGCCACCCAAAAGGGTGTCGATACTACTTGGACTTCCGATGATTTAACATTGGATATTGATGACTTTGGTCAAAGAATACTAGAGCCAGCAATGAGCGTTTTGGCTGCCAATATTGAGTCTGACGCAATGTCCATGTATAAGGATGTTTACAACCACGTTACAGACGTTGGCGCAACCATTACATCAAGTGATGTATTGACTGCTTCTAAAGTCTTAACAGACAACTTGGCTCCATATGACCAGCGTTGTCTAAACCTTAACACCCAAGATAACCTTGATTTGGTTGAAGCCTTGAAAGGTCTATACAATGACCGAAACAATCTAGGCAAAAACTACAAGGAAGGTCGTGTTGCTTCTAACACATTTGGGTTTTCCGAAATTATGGAAAACTCAATGTGGCCTCAACACACCACGGGTACAGATGATGGAACAGCAGATTATCTCGTAAATGACAGTGGAACTATCGCTGAAGGTTCTACTTCAATTACAGTTGATACTGGTGCTGGCACATTCTTAATAGGAGATATTTTCTATTTTGCTGGTGTCTATGCTGTACATCCTGAGACTAAGGCAACAAGCACGAAGTTGAAAGAGTTTACTGTTACTGCAAACTCTGGAACTTCTGCCACTACAATTGCTTTCTCCCCAGCCCTTCATAGTTCTGGAGCGAAACAAAATGTAAGTGCTATGCCAGCTAACAACGCAGCTTTGCATAAAAACGAAAGTGACCAATCAACTGATATTGGGGCTAGTGCCGATTATGGCGTTTCCCTTGCATATCACAAAGACGCTTTCTGCTTTGCAACTGCTGACCTTGTAATGCCTAAAGGCGTAGATTTTGCTGCACGAGAAGTTATGGACGGCATTTCAATGAGAATTGTGAGAGACTACAGCATTAGTGCTGATACTTTCCCAACTCGAATTGATGTCCTGTATGGTTATAAAGCCATACGTCCAGAGTTGGCTTGTCGAATACAGATGAACTAACACCCACCTTGGGGGGAGGGCTTCGGCTTTCCCCCTACCCTTTTTAGGAGGACAGGATGGCTATTTGGAAATACAAAACAGAAAAAGGCGAAATAGTTTCTAAGCTATTTGAGGACGAAAAAGACATTCCGAAGGGATGGAAAGACAGCCCTCAAGAAGCTGGTAAAAAGAAAACTTCGAAGAAAAAATAGATGGCTTTAGCAAATTACGACAATCTTAAAGATGCTATTTTATCAGAGTTTTCTCGTAATGATTCTGGCTTTGTCAATGGTTTAGCTGATTTTATATTACGGGGAGAAGCGGTGTTAAATAGACGCTTGAGGACACACCAGATGAGGGCTACGGCCAACGTGTCTCTAAGTTCGTCTAATTCTACTGCGTCTTTGCCAACAGGCTTTTTAAGCGATATTGACTTGTTTCACACAAGCGATTTAACTCAATTATCAATGGCTACAGACAAAGATTTAACCTACTGGGGGCAATCGAGTTCTGGCAAGCCAGCGTTATATAGGGTTGGTGCGACAGTATATGAATTTGAAAGACCTGCCGACCAAAACTATACATTAAAAGCGGTTTACTATAAGGCAAATAATTTAACTTCAGACGGCACAAACTGGCTACTGACAAATTACCCAGATGCGTATTTATATGCCTCATGTTTTGAAGCTGCCACGTCAAGGCAAGCTGATAAGCGAATGGCGATATACAAGCCACTTAGGGATGAAATTATAGAAGAAATCAACCGCCTTAACTCAAAAACACAAGGTAGGGTACGAATGAGACACGATGCAACGCTTGGTAGCGAAAGGCGTTATAATGTAAGTACGGATTCACATCTATGATTCCTTTTGGGGAGTTCGCCCCCGATCAACCTGATTTAGATGCTGGTGGTACGTTTTCTACTGTTGCAAAGAATGTAATACCAAGAACCAAAAACTCATATGCACCTCTTGGCACAGTTACGGCACTAACCAACGCCATAGACAATAATTGTTTAGGTGCTGCTGCTTTTAGGGATTCATCTGGTGATGTTTTTTCGTTTGCTGGCGATAAAAGCAAATTATATAAATTAACATCTTCAACTTATGCTTCAGTAACGGGATCAACTACTCCTTCTGTAGCAGATGATGATTCTTGGCAATTTGCTAAATTTGGCGAAAGAATTATGGGTGTAAGTGGGCATGGGACAAATATACAAAGTTTCGTTATGGGGACTTCAAGTGTATTTGCCGACTTAGCTGCTGCTGCGCCTAGAGCCAGACATATATCCCAGATAAAAGATTTTATCATGGTTGGAAATACATATGATGCAAGTGATGGTGTTGTGGCAAACAGGGTTTGGTGGTGTGCTATTAATGACCCAACAGATTGGCCTGTTATTGGAAGCTCTGACGCTGCCAGTAAACAATCTGACAGGCAAGATTTACCATCAGGTGGTTGGGTGCAATCTATTACAGGGGCGGTAGGCGGTACAGATGGCGTTGTTTTTATGGATAACGCAGTTTATCGTATTGTTTACGCTGGACCCCCTACAGTATTTGAATTTTACGAAGTTGAACGAGCAAGAGGTACTATAGCACCACGCTCAGTAGTAAATATTGGGGATGCGTGTTTTTATTTAGCTAATGATGGATTTTATCAGTTTAACGGACAGGACTCTATACCCATCGGAGATCAGAAGGTTGATAAGACTTTCTTTTCAAGATTCCAACAAGATTACCCTCATTTAGTTTGGGGTGCTTCTGACCCTATAAATAAAGTTGTTATGTGGACTTACCCATCAAGTTCAACGTCAAATGCTACAAAGGCTTTAATTTACAACTGGTCATTAGGTGAGTGGTCTGAAGCTGAATTTAATTCACAAGTATTATTTACGGATTTAACGCAAGGCTACACATTGGAGGGGTTAAATGATGTCGGTAATCTTGATGCACTACCCTATTCGCTCGATTCCCGTATTTGGACGGGCGGCAAGGAAGTGTTGGCGGTTTTTGATACAGATAAAAAGAACGCTACCTTCTCTGGTAACAATCTTGCTGCGACAATTGAAAGTCAGGAGATAGGTGGCGGTGAAAGGGTGCTTATAGACGGCATACGGCCTTATATAGACGTATCTAACAACTCCCATGTCACAGTGGCCCTAAAAACCAGAGATGACGTTGGTGGCTCAATTTCAACGGGGTCAGCTTCCAGTATAGATTCAGATGGTCAGGCGCATTTTACAACTTCATCAAGATACGCCAGAGCGCAAGTTAACATAGCTGCTAACGCAACTTGGACACACGCACAAGGAGTAGATGCTGACGTAACCGCTGACGGAACTGCGTAATGGCTGATTATTTTACAAGACTCCCCGGCCCTCTGGAGGTTATGCGTAGGCTGGGATTAAACGTACCATCTGAAAAAGGGTTGGCTAATCTTTTTACAGTTTTACCCGAAGTAATTGGTCCACAAGCTGACATTGCTGGTATGGTTAAAGATGCCAAGCAAATAGTCCCCTTGATTCAATCTGGAAGTTATGGTCCAGCGTTAAGCAGTTTGGGGATGGCTACTTCTGCAATCCCGATGATGTTTTTACCGGGAACAGTTGCTGGTGTTAAAGAAGGTGTAAAAGAAGGCGTTGGCTCAATTAAAGGCGCTCCTTTATATGAAAAATTAAATCCTGATAAATTCAAATCTGGGACACCTTATGCAGAGAAAGATTGGGATACAGCCGATGGGTGGCGAGATTATGTAGATGCAAGAAAAGCGGCAGAAAAAAAATTAGCCACTGAGAAACTAAGAGCCGAAGCGAACGCACAGCGTTTTGGAACTGACTATAGGATGGCACACCAACCTTTATCGCCCAAAGACGGGGCAGCAAGATTAGATGATTTAACAGGAAAGTCAGTTGGCACTGAAATGTGGCCTGATGATGTTTATTCGCCACAAGGTTTTAATTACTATGGGGGAGGGTCTGGCGAATACGGCGCAGCAACCAGAGAGTCCTACAATGCAATATTAACGGCAAAAAACAACCCAAACTCAGAAATTACTATTTACAGGGCTGTGCCTAACGATAGTAATATTACAACTATTAATGAAGGTGATTTTGTTTCGTTAAGTAAAAAATATGCTGAATTACATGGGGCAAGCGGTTACGGACTAAAAGGCGTTGACGCTGGTAAGGTGTTGTCAAAAAAAGTAAAAGTTAAAGATATTTTTTCAGATGGTAACGATTTTAATGAGTTTGGATATTACCCACAGAGCAATTAATGAGTGAATTTCCTGGTATTACCGCATCAACAGCTAATACACCTTTATTTCTAAGGGACGTATTGGAATTTTCCCGTAGGGTTATGCAAGGCAAGTTAAATAATACAGCATTATGGACTTTAGCTGCCAACGCATCTTCTACAACTTTTACAGACGCAAGAATTGGACTAGAGACAGCACTACATTGGAGTCCTACAACTTCTAACGCAGCAGCTATTGTTGACACAATGTATGTTTCAGAAAGTGGGCGAGTTAACAACCAAGTAACAATATCTCACGCTAACAACTCAAATACAGATAAGACTTATAGGATTACTTTTCATGGCTAGCACAATAAATTATTTTGCAGGACAAACTCCAAAAGACAAGAAGTATGGTTGGAATTGGGGTGATCTAGGTCAATATAATTATCCTTTTACAACTGAGACAGATGATGGACCTTTGGTCGCAAGTTACCTAACGAAGAATGATACTTACAGTTACTATCCACTAGCCCCGGAAGGTTTTAATGAAGAAATTATTGAGGATGGTCCAATATCAACAGAAAAGGCACAAATAGGGTTACTAGCCAGTAGGGATGGTAGAAACTGGTTAGCTGGGGTCAACCC